CCGCGACCACTTAGGCCGCCACCAGCCCGAACGACTTCGCGCCGTCGGTGCGGATCCACTTCCGGAACATCTTCTGGAACTCCGCCTCGCCGCCGTTCACGTCGAAGACCACCTTGACGGTCTTATCCCGGTTGGCGAAGTCGCGGGCCGCCTGGGCCCCGGCGATCCGCCCGGTGTCCGCGTTGATCTGCCCGGACAGGGTGTTGACCTGCCCGATGCCGCCCTTCGTGCCGAGGATCTCATCGGCCGCACCCAGGGAGTCCAGGCCGCCCGCGGTCAACTGGGAGAGCATGTCCGCGTTCAGCCCACCCTTGGTGAGGCGGTCCAGGTCCTTGCGCAGTCGGATGGTGTCGGTGAGCTGCTTCTTCAGTTTGTCGAACAGGGTGTCGGTGTGCGCCCCCAACAGCAGCAGGGAATCGGTCGGCTTGTCGGCGGCCTCCAGCTTCGGGGCGAGGGCGGCCCTGACCGACCGGAAGGTGGACTCGGCGGTGTCGGACAGTGCCTGCCACTTGGCCAGGGACGCGGCGATCTTCGCCCTCGCGGCGTCCAGCGCAGAGGCGGTCTTCGACCCACCGCCACCACCGCCACCACCGCCGCCACCACCGCCGCCTCCGCCGCCACCGCCGAGGTCCAGCATCGAGGCGGTGGTGTGGATTCCGGAACCACCGAAGCCGGCGGGCAGCGCCGGACCCTGGAAACCGGCTGCGTTGTAGGCGGCGGTGGCATCGCGCACGGCCTGGATCAGGCCACTCGAGTCGCCGCCGATCTTGATGTTGCGGTCACGGATCGAGTCCAGCGCGTTGTTCACGCCGTTGGAGAACTCGTCGAACTTCTGATTGGCCGCCTTCAGCGCGCCACCGATCTTGGGTATCCACCCGAAGGCCTTGGCCGCACCGGAGATGATCAAGTCGAAGAAGCCGAGGATCAGGTCGACGTTGACCTGCACCCAGTCCACGATCACGGTCTTCAGGAAGTTGAGGTCGGCGTTGACGACCTTGCGGAACGTCTCGGACTTCTTCCAGGCCCAGACGAACGCGGCGGCCAGGGCAACCACCGCCAGGGCAATCCCGGCCACAGCGAGCAGTACGGGGGACGCCGCGATGTCCAGCGCGGCGGCCGCGATGGAGGCGGCGAAGAAGGCGAACGCGAGGCCGCCGAGAGCAACGGCGAACACATCGACGGTGGTCTTGTGCTTGTCGGCCCAGTCCCCGAAGGCGATGAGCTTGTCGACGAGCGCGGACAGCGCCGGGACCAGCTTCGACCCGATCTTCTCCTGTAGATCCCCGAACTGGTTCTTCAGGATCGACAGCTTGCCCGCGGCGGTCGCGCCCTCCTTCTCCGCGAACCCGCCGACCTTCGCTCGCATCAGCCCGGTGATGTTGGTGAAGTCCTTGGTCTTGTCCCCGGTCGACTTGTAGAAGATGCCGATGCTCTTGAGTGCTTTCGCGTTGCCGAGCAGTGCCCGCCCGACCGCACCGGCCGCGGCGGGGACGTCCTGGCCGGTCGCCGCCGCGTAGTCCAGCAGCAGCGGTGTCGTCGCCTCGACCTGCTTACCCGTCAGACCGAACTGGGCGATCACCGCCTGCCCGGATGCGATGTTGTTGTGGTCGAACATCGTCTTCTTCTGCAACTCGGCGTTCAGTTTCGCCAGCTTCTCCTGGCTGGTGGAGGCCAGCGCCGGGAACTTCTGAAACGCGAACGCCAGTCGCTCCTGGGACTTCTGTGCGTCCTCGAACGCCGAGACGGAGTCCTTGCCCAGCTTGACCAGGACCGCACCGACCGCCACCCCCGCCGCGATGGCGACCTTCTTGAACCCGGCCATCTTCCCGGCGGCCTTGTCCGTGGAGGCCCCGACGTGGCCGAGCACCGCGGATGCCTTGTCGCGGGCGATGATGTCGATGACCGCCTGTGCGCCCGCCATCATCGCCTCCCATGGGTGAACTCGCCGAGCACGCGGGTCGCGGTGACCTCGAGCACCGCATCAATGCCGGGCAGGACCTTGTCCAGGTTCTCGTGGACGGCCTTGGCGATCGCGCCGACGTCGAGGTGCTGGTTGACCCATCGCCATTCACGCCGGGTCTTGCCCGGCCGGCCGAACACGGGGTGACGCAGCAGGCCGTAGTTCTCCCCGAGCTTGGCCTGCACGCCGGGGATGATGATCGACACACCCGGATCCTTGGTGCCGGTGCGGAACGCGGTCCGGACCTTCGATTTCGCCATCACCGCGGCCAGGCCGCCGCGCTTGGGGTACACCTCGCCCAGGGTCTTGCGGACCACCGGGATCAGCGGCTTCGCGGCGTCACGCAGACCCTTGTGCAGTTCCTTGCGTAGCACGGGATCGAAGCCCTTGAGCGCCTTGGACAGCCGCAGGAGGTCATCGGCGTTGACCTGGAAGTCGCTCATCTAGCCCCCGTCCTCGTCGTTCATGTCGATCAGGGCGTCCTCGATGGTGTAGAGCATCGCCCAGGTGCACTCGGCCAGCACGTCGGGACTGATCTGGGTGGCCAGCGCTAACCGAGCGAGGTAGTAGTGGGCGCTGCCACGGGGGTAGGGTCCACCGGCGCCTCGTCCTCGATGTCGCCGACATCGGCGATGGCGTCCATGAACGCCTCGAAGTCCGCCGGTTCGCGGCCGGCCCGGTTCAGCGCGGCCCAGGCCATGTAGTACCCCGCCCGCAGGCGGTACGCCTCGCCGATACCACCGAATTTCTCCTCGGCCATCACCTGCGCGCGGGGCGTGCACATCACCTCCTCGACACGACCGTCGAGGTAGGTCACACGCATCCTGACTCTCGCCACGGGTAATGCCTCTCCACGCTAAAGGGGTGCAACTGACGGGGGCTCAGCCGACCTTGATGATCGCCGACGCCGCATTCCATTTGACCTTGACCTCGACGGCCTTCTCCACCGAGCCGTCCAAGGAGAAGTCCGGCAGGATCTGCCCGTAGAAGTACTGCGTCACCGTGTTCAGGTTCGGGTACAGGTAGAAATTTCTCGGCTGGCCGTCCACCGCGGCGTTGTAGGTCTGCGCGGTGGCGTCGTCGTACCACCCCCCGAAGTCCCCGGCGGCGTCCGGCAACCCGGCGACGTACACCTTGTTGTTGTCACCGAACGCGGTCACGTCCACCTTGTCGGTGACGAAGTCGATCGTCCAGGAGGAAATGAACGGGATGGGGGCGGCGACGCCGCCGGACAGCACCGCGAGGTAAACACGCCCGCTGCGCCCGTGGATACGTGCCATCAGGGATTCCTTCTCTCGACGTGCTCCAGCAGCCGGCCGGCGGCATGGGTGAACGTGCGATCCGCGACCGCTGCCCGTGCGGCATCGGCTGCTTGCTGACGTTGCGTCGGGTGCTCGAGCCACCAACGCAGGGCCTCGGTGGCCTCTCCCGGCCCGGTGAAGGTGAGGTGGTCGGGGAACAGTTCGTCGCCCTCGCCGCGCGGGTCGCGCAGGAACGGCAGGCCGCAGGCGGCCATCTCCACCTCGCGGGGTCCGATCGCCCACCCCGCCGCGTCATCGGCGTCGTCGTGCTCGCGGCGGTACAGGTTCAGCCCGACCTTCGCCGAACGGTAGATCCGGGCGGCCTGGTCGTTGTCCAGGCATTCCCCGGCGGGGTGGCCCAGGTACTTGTGCAGCACCGAATCCTCGGCGAGCGCCTGCCAGTTCCCGGCGAGCAGCACGTCCAGACCGTCCAGGCCACCGCCGTCGGCCATCGCCTCGAACAGCGCGATGCGGGAGGCGAAACCGGTGCCGACGAAGGCGAGGTCCGCGGCCAGGTCCGCCTCGGCGGGGCCGGGGTGGTGAATCACCGGGCGGTAGGAGTGCGGCTGGTAGTAGGTGCCGGGCGGGAACTTCGCCAGGTTCACCGGGTCGTTGAGCACGTTGATGTCGGCGTGCTCGGCCAGCGCAAGCTCACGGGTCAGTTCGTAGGGTTGCTCCGTGTGCAGCAGCACGACCGTCGTCCCGTAGCGCCGGGCGTGGTCGAGCAGCTCGGCCGGGATCATGAACCCCGACACCACCAGCAGAAGGTCCGGCACGACCTTGTAGAGCGTCGAGTACAACCCGTTGACGGCCAGCTCGATGGCCTGATCGTTGGTCAGCGCCCTGCGGAACTTGCCCTCGCTGACGTTGAAGTACACCGAGCTGTAGAGGGTGAGGCGGTCGTCGAGGTTGTAGGGAATCACGACCTGACCGTTGGCCCGCAGGCCCTCGGCCCAGCCGAGGAACACGTCGTGCACGGAGAAGTTCGGCCCGGGGTGGGCGAGGACGATCCTCACGACGGCGCCACCCCGCTGGCGTACAGGTCACCGCGCCCGGCGTGGTACTCGATCTTCGTGTCGAGGTCCGCCAGCCACTTCGCCAGGTCATCCGGTTCGACGTTCCCGTAGTGCTCACCGGGCCGCAGGGCCCCGCCGTCCAGGCCGCTGTGCGGGGCGCGGTGCGGCCCGGCGCAGGTCAGCACCAGCAGCCCACCCGGCACCAGCAACGCGGTGCACGCCTCGACCACGCCCCGCGGGTCGTCGCTGTGCTCGATGACCTCCAGGCACACCACCAGGTCCACCCTGCCGGGTGGTTCCCAGTCCCGCACGTCGGCGACCAGGTCCACCCCCGGACCGGGATGAAGGTCCAGGGACACATAGGTCCGGTGGGCGATCAGGTCCCGCACGCCGCCGTTGATCCACCGCCC